CCCGCCTGATCAGCCACCACATAGGCCAGCCATTCATTTGGTCTCAGCTGGTCGGGTTGGGCGGCCACTGTCAAAAACGTGCCGTCTGGCCTTTTCACGCGGAACGCAACTCCTGTGGCCACCAGTGCCACGCCATCCATCCCCAAAAACATGGCGCGCAGTTCCACGGTTTGCCCCTGCCAGTATTTGCCGCTTGCCATGCCGATACCCCCTTTTACCGCCCCGCCAAGGGGCGAGTTATCATCCGCGCGCGCGGCCACGCCGCGTCTGCGAACACAGCGCGCGCGGCGGCGCGATGAAGGCTGATGGCGCGCGCCAGCGGCGACAATCTGAACCCGAGCTTCGCCCCCGGAAGGCTCAGCCGCACCGTGTTCAGAATACTGTCTTCACGCGCAGCAACCCGCAGCGCCGCGCCAGCCACCCGCAGGCCGTGTATCGGGCTGGCCGTGCCAGGCGCACGCCGGAATTGCAGCGCGCCACCACCACCACGCTGGGCCATTTCAGCCCAACCTCAGCACGGCAAACAAATCAACCCCACCTGGGATTGACCCTGTCGGCATAAAGCGCCGCCGCGTGCCCACCTGATCCGGGCCAAGGCCCGCCACCCAGTCGGCGCCATCCCAATATTCAAATACCCCATTCGTCGTCCCGGAACTCGCCTGCGTCAGCACCAGCGCATTCGTGTCCGCACGATACATTTCAATGATGTGCAGCGGCACCGCCCCGCCAAAAAGGGCCACCTGAGCAAAGCCGATGATGCCATTTAATGGATCGCTGTCGGGTGGCGCCAACCGCCACTGATACTGGCTGGGCAGCCCATCATCCGTTTCATAGAGCAGCGCCAAAGACAGCACCCTGGCAGGCAGCATGACCACACCCGCGCAGCGGAAGCGAAAGGCAAACTGAATGCTCTCAGCGGCACTCACCCCCGAAAGGTCGCCATCCTGCGGCGCGACAGTCCAGGCGCCGGAATTGTCATCAATGCCGCTGGTCCGATATTCCAGCAAAAACATATCCGGCCCGACACCCATGGTGGTGCTGCCCAAATTCTGCGCGGCATTTACCATCACGCGATAGAACCTGGCCGGCGTGGCGCCCAGCAGAATTTTTGGGCAGATGATTCGGTTCGGCACATCGGCCAAAAATTCCAAATCTGCCGCCAGTGGATACGCCGTCATGGCATTCAAATTGGCGGCGGTACCGTTGGAATACAGCCAGAACAGCCAGCCATCTTCCACCCATATCTGCGCCACATTGCCCAGGATGTTGTGCACGAAAACCGGGGAATCCATATCCCGGTTCGCGGACGCCGACTGTGCCGTCAGGCACCCCGCGCGCCGATCAATCTGGCCAGTGGTGTAGTAGTCAGTGATATAAATCGTGCCGGAAGACACTGCCGCCGCGATCACCAGTTTATCTAAAGACTGCGACACATCGAAGGAAATGAAAGGGTTCGTACCCGTCGCGACATTCGTGTTGACACCCCCTGGCGGCACTTCAGACATTTGATCGGCTATAAAGCTGGTTGATCCAGCCAGAATATTCGCGAGCGGCACGCGCAAAATACGGCTGCTGGTCAGCAAATACAGGCAGGCGACACCGGCACCCGGCCCGTGCTGCAATGTCGCCACCCGGCCATTATTACCCTGCGAAACGTTGCCCGTGACCGTTTGCGCGCCGGTCACCACAATATTGCCACCGGTCAGGGTTTGCGCGCCAGCCGCAAGGCCGGTCAGCGCCGCGCGGATATTGTACCGATAAATCCTGAGCGATGTTGCCGCGCCATCCGTCGCGTAAACATATTGCTGCGCCCAATCATCGCGACCCCCAAGCGCGCAGCCCCCAATGGCCGTATTCGCAATGGTGGCCGCGTCCTTCAACCAGTAAACGGCCTTCACCTTATCAACCGTGGTCGCCGCTGGAATGGTGGTGGAAGGGTTGGTGAAATCCGCAACGCTCAGGCCCTTGGTCACAAACAGTCCGCCGTTGGTGCCGGTGGCATTCGTGGTGGCCTGCACCACCATCAAATCCTGAATGACAAATGGCGTGCCGGGCGCGATGGTGCCGGCATCCGAAGTAAGCGTAATCCCGGTATCAGAACCAATAGCGGCGATTTGAAACCACTGACTGATCTGATTGGGGTCGGTCGACCCAAACCCAATGCGAGACCCCACGCACTGCGTCAAAAACTGTGTGCCATTCCCCGTGACTGCGGGGCCCGATACGCCGACTGTGCCGGTGGTGTAATTTTCCAAGACCGCGCGCAGGCCACGCACGGTATGCGCCGTGACTGTCGGGAAGGTACAGGTAATCGCGCCGATCAGCGCGTAGGTATTGGTGGATGGCACCCAAGTCCAAAGCTGGACCCGCCGCGTGGCCGCCGCTGTCGCTCCGTCAGCGGCGAACAGCCAGAATAAATCCGGCCCAATCTGCACCGGGTGCACCATGGCCGCCGCCACAGCAAAAGAACTTTCGCCGAAATTCGCCACACCAAGCGGCGCGGGTCCAATGAACTTGTCTAGCGTGGCGGGGCCAAGATTGAATTGGCCGGTATGCTTGCCGCGATTGATCTTGGCCGCGTCATATGCGCCACCGATGGCGACCTGATCCAGAGACCCGTTAAAAATCTGCTCGACTGCGACTTTCATATTATGCACCCTCCACAAACAAAGAACAAAGCAACGCGCCATAGCTTTCATCCGGCACGCTGGCCCGCGCGCATTCCACCAATTCGTCCAGCCGATAATCCCCGGTGGTGAGCACAACCATGGTGCCATTCAGCACCGGATGCCCCTTCACCAGCCGCACGCGCGGCGGCGGCGGAGGCCCCGCGCCAGCATCAGCCAAAGCCAGCAGCGCATCGCGCGTTTCGCTGGAAAGCAGCCCAGCCCCCACCAGCGCAGCCAGCGCGCCTTCAGTGCGCGCCGCAATTTTAGGATCATCCATGCGGATCACCAGGCTCTGCCGCACCGTATCCCGCACCGTGATGCAGACGCCGCGCAGCTCAGGCGGCAGGGCTGCATTGTCTGCCGCCATCACCACGGCTCCCCATTCGCCCGAAGACATCAAAATTTCCTGCGCGTCCTTCGTCGCAATCCGCACACGGTTTGTCATGACACATTTCCCTTGCGCGCCAGGCGCGCCCAAACACCAAGCCCAAGCCCCACCACCGCCGCGCCAAGAGCCACCGCAAAAAGCCGGTCATGCCCGCCCGCCAGCGCCACCGCCAAAGCGGCGCCCGCCGCCACGAAAAGAGCATCCTGCGTTGAATCCCGCGCAGTCGCCCAGCTTGGCGCGCTGGCGAAATCCGGCACTTCTTTCAGGGCGGCATAGCCCAAGGCCGCCGCGAAGAAGGCGCCGATCGGTGGCAGGAAGAACAGCAGCGCCCCGGCTAGCACCACGCCGATCGCGACATGCGCCGCCTGCCCCGCTGCCCAGCCGAACCAATCATCACGCTGCGCGCCAGGCCGCGCCAATTCGGCCAGCACCAGGCGCAGCTTTGCCATGAAAGCGCGGTCCGCGACGAATTGGTGGAATTTATTGAAGGCAGGCATGTGGTTCCGGTCCTTCTGTCAGGTGATGCTGGCGGCGACGGCAAAAACGCCATCAATCTGTTGATCGGTGGCGATATTCGCTTCTACCACCAGCCCAAACAGCGGGTCAGACCGCAGCATGCGCGTGATGCCGGCGAATTTCAGGTCGGCTTCCAGCCTTTGTTCTTCCGGTAGGTCGGCAAGCGCCAGCGCGAAGGCAGGCGGCATGATGCGCGACTGCACGGCTGCCAGCGCCTCCGCATGGGTGATGAAATCCAGCTTCCAGGCGGCCATCATGAATTGCCAGAAGCTGACATCGGTGTTTGCCGGTGGTGGCAGGGGCGGCTCATCAGGTTCGGGTGGCGCTACCGGCGCATCCTCCAGAAGCCACTGGCTTTCCTGCCAAACCACCCTCTGGCCGGCAGCAGGCTCAGGCGGCTCAATCAGCGTGGCAAAGGCAGGCACAAGCCATTCATCCGGCTCGACCTGCGATCTGTCGGCTATGCCTTCGCTCAGTAGAGCGCCTGTTACAGGATCATAATTCCAAATTTGCATATGAACCCCCCCCATTTAAAACTTGATGCACGCCAAAAGCGCGATGTTAGGCAGTCGAGTTGACGGCGTCGCGGTAGCTTCAACCGCGGTCCTCGACTGCGTGGACCCAATCAGGCGTCCGGCATCCAACCCCAGCGTGTCGTCCAAGAACCGCGTGAACTGACCGCGGAGGTCCGGAATCCGGAAAGTTGTGCTTCCATTGCCAGGAGTGAAGCTACCCCTCGGTCCGGTCTCAGTCAGCCAAGTTGCGTCGGCGACCAGATTACCGGACGCCTGTGCGTAATCCCACAGTTTGGGATAGGCGCTGCGACTTATCAGCACGCCATTTGCTTTAAGCCACCCTGGCGGCGCAATCGTCGCAGGAAATTCACTGATCATCCCTGTCGGCAAAAGTAGGGTTGAAGGCACGCGCATGAAGTCGAACCACCGGTCCACTCCATTTGATTGCAGCACTGCGTTATTCCACTGATCGGGCAGCACAATGCTTGTGCCGGCATCAATCATATCCGTACCGGTACGCTGAATGGTGACCGCGTTAGCTGAGGAATCAATTTTCACCACGCGGATAGGAATGGGCCGCGCATTCATGGCGGACGCAGCCGGCAGTATGATGGTACGCGCGCCGCCCGATGCATCCACCAGCACCAGGCCGGCGTCATCCACGGTCAGCGTGGTATTGGCCGAATAGCTGGCCAACCCGCCACCAAACAGCCGATCCAGCGATTGGCGCAGCTGGGTCAAATCCGCTTGCGAAGGCGTCACGCCAGCGCGGGCCAGCAGACCGACCAATTCCTCTTGAACGCCATTAAACCACTCGTACCCCGGCACCGTGGCCTGCTGGCCCAATGCTGGGTTGCCGCCGGTGAAAAACCCCGGGGCGGCCGGTGAAGCTGGTGCCGCTGGCATTGTGGCGACGCCAGAAGATCGTGTTACGCGCTGCATGGTTTTCTTCCTTCACGCATAGCTGAAAATCGGCACGGTATGCGCCGGGGCGAAGCGGCGGATGGCGCATTCGTAAGCGCCGGTCCGCCATTGGCTGAGCGGTGTTTCGCAGCCATCAAGGCAGGTGAATTCCACCACCAGGGAAGAAGCGCCGGCCACCTGAAAGGCATGCGCCCAGGCGGTATCCAGCAGCGGCTGATCCGCATCATCTTCGCAATCATGCGGGCGGAATTCGGTAAGCGTGACGGCATCACCCAGCCGCGCCGCCAGGCCGATGATGGCAATGGGTGTCGGTTCAAAGCGTTCGATCAACCGCGCCAGCACCCGCGCGCGGCGTTCTTCAACGGTGGCGATGTAGCTGACATCCGCAGCGCGGCTGCTGACGGCTTGCGTGCCAGCGGGCGGGAAAATACGCGATGTCGCCACCGGCCCAAGTTCATGCTGCGGCGCGCCAATGCGCAGCGTGCAATCCACCGTGGCAGTAGCACCGCGCAAAATGTCGATAAACCATTCGCCGTAGACCACGTTCAAATCGCCTGGCGTCCAGGTCACCTGGTTGAATTGGTGCTTCAAAGGCGCGCTCGTCGGTATGAAATTTCGCAGGCCAGATTGCCCTGAAACAACGGTCCCGGCGCTATTCCGGCCCTGTATGCCGATGCGGCAACCAGAAATCTGCGAAAGGCTACCACCCACCAATCTGACGAAAACGCTGAAAGTGCTTTGTGCGTTATTGGAAATGTTCAGGCCAGTAAGCACATTGCCCAGACCAACCCGTGAAAATGACCCCGATGTGGCTGTGCCAAAAAAACGTAAATCCAGGTATGGAATATTGTCTTCAAGCCCGCTGCCGACAATCGCACGCGATAAGCCGCTGAAAAAAGATGTGTTCACATTGCCCGGGGCCGTGCCGGGCGCGCCCGGTACCGCGCCAAGTAGCCTGGGATTTGTGAAGGCATTCGTCCCCGCGTCTTCCAAAAGCAGCGCTTCGGTGCGCTGGCCCGCTTCATCATATAAATAGCGTGGTTCATCCACCGCCGCTTCGCGCAGCGTGCCGCCGCCCTCGAAATACCAAGCGGTGGATGCGCGGCTGAAGGCGAAGTTCGGGTAGCATTCATCCGGCAAGCCGAGCGCGCGTTCCCAATCCGTGAGCATTTCAGCCGTCCGCGACGGGTCACTTTCCGTCAACAGCGCTTCCACCCGGCCATCCACCCGCGCCAATTCCCCGGCAGGCACCGCCAGCAGCCGTTCCAGCCGAGAACCAGGTTCGCGCGGCAGCGCATCACCTGGCGGCAGCAGGCCGATCAATTGGGAAAGATAGGCGCTGCTATCCATGCGTCAGGCCCAGGTCACGGTGCCAAGCACCGCAATGGTGCCCGCAGGCAGGGCGATATCGGCGGCAGGTGCCACCAGCAGATGCGCCACTTCGCCCAGCGCGCCGCTGATGGCAGCCGAGATCCGAGACACCCGGATCACGCCACCTGGTTCCGCTTCACGCACAAAGAAATCGGCAAGCTCCGCCAGCACCGCCGCGCGGATCGCCGCCGTATCCACCGCCAAATCAATGGTCAGCGCCACGGCCTGCGTTGCCGGGGCAAAGGCTGTCACGGCCGCTGTCACCGGGCGGCGCGCATCCAGCGCCGCCTGCACGCTGGCCACCAAGGGCGCGGCAGGAATGGCGCCGCCGGTGGTGACAAAGGCCACGCCAACCGTGCCAGCGCCCAGCCAGGAAGGATAAACCCAAACGCGGTCCACACCGGCCACAGCCAGCGCCCAGGTCACATAATCATTGCTGGCACCGCCCGCCGGCGGCGACTGAATGCGCTGAAGCAAGCGCGCGCGCAGCGCGGCATCACTTTCCGCATCGGCGCCAGCGGCAAGGCCACCCACGGCCACCGCTGCGCTGGGCGCAACACCGGCCACCGGCGCCACCAGCGCCAGGCTGATGCCGGCCTGGGTATTGCCAGCCGCGCCCGCGACCCGCGCCGCCACATTGCCCGTGCCGGTGCCGCCGGCGGCGATGGTCACATCCGCCGCCAGCAGAAGCCGCGCATCATCATTGCGGCGCAGCTCAGTGCCCGCGGGCACAATCGCGCCGGGCGTGCCGGTGAAATTCACCGCGCCGATCGCAGCCGTGGCCACGATGCGCGTGATGCCCCAAATCGCCGCGTGGCGCGCCAGCACCTCATCTTCCGCCGTATCGGGCAGGATTTGCAGCGCGGCCCATTCAATATGGCTGTGCAATTCATGGCTGGCGATGGCGATGGACCGCACCAGCACTTCTTCCATGCTGCGCCGCAGCCGCGCATCCGCACCCGGCAGCGCCACCGCAATTTCGCTGCCCATGCGATCTCTGATTTCGGTGGGCGAAGGGCGGGCAAAGGGCATCTTCAGAGCCTCATGGTGAATTGGCTGGTTTCAATGCCACCCGGCGTGGCGATCTGCACCGCCAGGCCAAGCACGCCGCGCGCGACCCATTCGGCGGTCACCGAAACATCGGTGGCCAGCGCTTCATCCACCAACCAGGCCAGCGCTTCATTGGCGTAATCTTCGGCGCGGCGGCGGGTTTCTTCGGTTTGCTTTTCACGCCGCAGCAGCCAAAGCCGCGACCCGTAACGGTCTTCAGGCGTGAAGGCATCGCCCACCCAGCCGCGCCTATCACCTGCCGCGCCATCATCGGGCCGCGCGCGGGCATCGGTGAACAGGGAAAGCACCACGGCGGTGCGCAGCGCGGCTTCATTGGCCAGCGCGCCGGTTTCAGCCAGCGCCAAATCCGCCGCACCGACGGTGCTGTTCCATTCCAGCGCGATCATGGCTGCATCAGCGGGCTTGGCGCCGCGCCCCCGGCATGGGTGTGGCTGTTGTAATCCGCGCGCATGCCATTCATGGACATGCCACCGGAAGCCGCGTTGTCGCGGATATCGCCCAGCACATCCAAGGCGCCGGTCACTTCCACCAAAGGCGCTTCCAGCGTGATCTTAGTGTCTGCTTTGATGTTCAGCACATCGCCTTCAATTTCGATGGTCCGATCCGCCTTCAAGGTGATCTTGTGGCCAGACTGGTGCGAATAGATGCAGACATCGCCGGGCTGCATTCCGGTCGGGCGGTGGCGCCTGTCATCCACGCCAATGATCACCGGGTGGTCGCGATTGCCGCCGACGCACACCACCAGCACATCCGCACCCGCCAGCGGCACGGCGGAAATGCCATAGGGCTGGATGCGTTCCACATTGTCGCGCGTTTCACCCGCCAGCAGCATCACCTGGCTGCGTTGCAGGCCATCGGCATCATTCACCGGGCCAAGCGTGCCGCGCCCAATCGCCAGCATCACGCGGCGCTGCAAAGGGGCGATGAAGCGCTTCATATCATCCAGCGTCATTCGGCCACCCGCTTCCAGGCTTCACGGTCACTCTCGCGGGTTTCGATCTTTGTCTCGAACGGCCCGCTTTCGCCGCCGCCGCCGCCGCCGCCCTTGCCGGGCTCAGGCAGCAGGGCATAGGCATCCACCGGCGCCACCTGCAATTCCGTGACGGTGCCTTGTTCCGTCAGGCTGAAGCTGACGTTTGAGATCAGCAATTCGCGCTTCAATTCCAGGAAGGCGTCTTCCACCCACACCTTCGTGTTGGGCAGCCACAGATTGCCCGAGGATCCACGCCAGCCCGGCACGGTGTAGCGCACGCGCCGAGACTTCCCGGCAGCCACGCGCACTTCATGCGCGGCGCGGTCCTGGAACGTAACGCCTTCACCCTGCGCTTCGGCCAGGATCACCTTCGGGCGGTGGCGGATAATGTCTTCATCACTGGCGCGCGCTTCGCCCTGGCTGGCCGATGTTTCGCCCTGCGCCTGGCCGCGCACCACAACCAGGTTGTGCCGTTCCGCGACATCAAAACTGCCATTGGCGCGCAGGATATTCCCATCCTTCCCACCCAAGCGCAGCGCGCCGGCGGCTTCACCACCTTCGCCCGCGCGCGTCAGGATCAGCGTGCCAAGGCCATCGCCCGTCGCGATCACCGCGCGTTCGCGTGCCGCCCGCGCAATGGCTTCCCAGGCCGCTTCGCCGGGCTGGATGGAAAAGCGCGGGAAGGCTTTGCCCAAATCCGCTTCCGCCCGCACCTTGATCCCATAGGGTTCCGCGATGCGCCGCGCCGCTTCTTCCAGGCCGATATTCGCCCATTCATACGGGCCATCCACGGTTGCCGCGCAATCCACCAGGTCAGCCGTGCGTTCGCGGCCACGCACCGTCAGCGTGTGGTTCGTGGCGTCATAGGCGACTTCCAGCGCATCCAGGAAGCCTTCCACCACGGCTTCGCCTTCCAGCGTCAGCAGGAATTCCGCACCTGGCCGAATGCTGCGCGCAATCTGCGCCGCGTCTTCCGCACCGGCCCAGCGTTCCGCCATTTCGATGGAGATTTCCGCCGCCGCCGCATCCAGCCCCAGGCTGCATTTCATGCTGCGCCAGCCGCGATAGGTCAGGCCATCCACGGTCAATTCCACGGTGGCGGCAATGGCGCTGCTCATGCCAGCACCTCAATCGGGCTGCCCGCAGGCACGAAGCCCGGGTGGCGCACGCGGTTGCGCGCAGCCAAGGCCGCGCCACGGCCAAACACATCCGAAAGGCTGTCGCCATCCAGCCGATACGCGATCAGCGTGGCGGGCATCACATCCGGCAATTCAAGGCGGCGCAGGCGCGGCAGAGGTGCTGCGCGCGCGGCCAAATCCGCCGCCATCGCGGCGCGGAGTGCCACCAGGCGCTGCCACACCGCATTCCACCCCGCCGCCGCTGCAGCATCCGCCGCATTGGCCAGCGCATCGGAAACACGGTCGCGCGCGGCCATCGCTTCATCGCGCGATGCCCAGGGCACGGCAGCGGCGGCGCGGGCAAATTCGCCGGCGATCATCACCTGCGCCAGCAAAGCCAGACCGCCCTGAGCATCCGCCAATTGCTTGCGCGCCGGGGTGGCGGGCGCGGCTTCCGGCGCTGCCACCAAATCCTGTTCGGCCAAAATCCCCAGCGCGGCAAAGGCAGCCTGCGGCGCGGCATCCGTGCCATCATCCAGGGCCGCGCGGCCACCGGCCAGCGAAGACACATCCCGCGTTGCCGCCGCCAGCGCCAGCGGCACGGCAGTATCCGAAACCAGCGCGGCGTCAGACATGGTGGAAAGCGCGGCCACGCTGCCCGCAGCA